GTATAGGCTATCTTGACGCGCAACGATGGCGCACCCAGACTTGCGCAATGCCTTGATTTTGCTGGCTATTTCCTTTGCCAACTTGATTTGTTTGGGTGTAAATTGCCCTGTATCTTCGTAAAACATTAGCCTTGTTTGATTTCGATTGTTCCTTGTGCTTCGTTATGGTCAAGAATGTTGTCAGAGCCGAGGTTGTGCGAGCATTTCTGCCTATCCCACGCTTCGCGCATTGTATCGCGTGAAAATACGCCATACGGCAGAATGTGCATCCCGATGTCTTGCATCCGCAATAGACCCTTTCCCATCTTCTTCGCCTTATACTGCAAGTAATTGGCGTACATCGTGACTTCGCCGGGTGTTCGCGTGATACTTGCCATAGCGAGGGCGACGGCAAATGTGATGGTATAGGTGTGACAGGCTTTGACGCGGTTGTAGAATAGACGTTCCATAGACGGCCCGCCATTCAGTATATCGTTCTTGAGTTCTTCGTTGGCTTCGATTTTGCTTTCGTGCATGGTCGCCAAAACGAATGTCTGCATCTGCTCTTCGGTTAGTGCAGTGGTTTTGGGCTGGTGGTCAAGCCACTCAGCCCATTTTTCCACTAAATCCGGGGTTATCTTCGTTATCATATCTCAGACCTTTATAGTGTAGAGGTATTGAAGCTCGCCGCGATAGCCACGATTATGCAATTCTTCGATAAGCTGACGCGGTGTAAATTCCGCAAGCGGGGATGACGGTTCGCCCTTGATTGGGGGGGGGGGGTAATTGGCGATTACTGCGCGAGATACGTTGTGATTCACGCTGGCACGACTTGCACCACATCTGCAACCCGTCAGCCGAGCTACTGCGACGGCTGAACTGGTCAACCGGCAATTCTTTGCCGCATCTTGTGCAGACCTTTGTGGCCTGCGTTGTCGGCTCTTGATTTGAGGATAAATCCATGTTGATATATTTATTTGTTTAAGTGTTTACTTTTACAACCACGTCGCAAAGTTAAAGCATTTACTTTAATTATCCAAATTAAATCGCCGGGCAAATTTGATTTTTAACTCTTATTAGCTCTTAGCTATCTTCCACATTGCGAGTTGATTACCTTTGTTAGAGGAGATGATTGTCGCGTATAAACTTGTCTAAATCAGCGATGTTATACTCATAATAGTTACGGTTGGCATTGCGCTTATAGACACGTCGTTCAATCACGCCGTTTTGACCTGCTTTGCTGATGATTTCCGCTTTGCATCCGCAGTAAAGGGCTGCTGTATCAAGGGGTAGCCACTTCTTGCTATCTTCACTGTCTTTTGCCTGATGCGTTCCGGGCGTGTAATACTCGCCGTGCATACGCGGTTTTGCGCCCTTGCCGTAGGTCTGAAAGAACAGGATGGATGAACGAATGGCGGCTCTTTCGCGCATTTCGTCTTCCGGTGTAATGAAAAAGCCGAGTACATACTTGCCCTTTCGCTTATTTTCCGTTGGTGCCGGGGTCTGCGCCGGTGTGGGCCGTGGAGTTTCATCCTTTGGCTCTTCCGCTACGACAGTGGGTGTTAGCTTGACATGGGGCGCGATTTCCTTTCCGTGCTGAAAACGTTTGTTTTTAGGCAATTTCTGAATGGCTGCTATAATCAGATTGACGGTAACATCGCCCTGACGCATCAGCTCTATCCACTTCTGCGCCAACTTTGATGTTCCGCTTTCTGAATATCCGATTTCGGCGGCTATATCCCTTACTGAATAGCCGTTCATGGTTATCTGCGCACCTGCATAAAGCATTGCGCGGTATGCCTTGCGCTTGGTCGGTGTCAGCTTATTAAACTGCTTCGCCGCCTTTTTGTCGATGATGTCAGTGATTACTTGTTCCATTGCGATATGAGGGTTGTTATAGCATGTTGTTTATCATTATGACCGCTTTGTTTGCCATTACGCCGACGCATAGCTCGGTGTCATTGTTCTTTTCCAGCGGGTAGGGTTTGATGATGTCGTTGCATACGCCTTTAATGGCGGTCAGACGCGCATCTCCGTGATTACGGCAGGGCATCCCCAGCTTTTCTGCGATACGCTTGTTGACGTTGCGGTCAAAGTCTTCCACGTAGTTGATGAAAGCAAGGATTATGTTGGCGTAACAGTATAGGGCTTCGTGGTCTATCCGGCCATATTTCTTCAAAATCTGATTTCCGAATGTGAAATACATAAGACTCAGATTTGCGCCGCATGACACAAGGTATTCATCGCGCTGTGTAAGGAATTTCTCAAAGACGTGCGGCGGCATTTCATGGCGTAGGGCTGCAAGATACTCCTCTTTGATTGCCTTGAGCAACCGGGTGTGCTTCTTGAAGTCTGAAAGCCGACAGTCGCGGGCATATTCCACAAATAAGTCAAGATAGTAGATTACGCACTGCGTAATGAAGTGTGGTACATACGCCATCTTGAGTGATTCGGCCTTGTCGAACAGGTTGAGAAATTCTTCTGTTGACAGGTCGCGTTCACGCATTGGTTCGCGCTTCTTGAAGTGGATGCCGGTGTCAATCATCGGCTTTATGGGTATGGGGTTTGCACTTATCCCTCGCTTTTCCATTTCGGCGATGACCGATTCTGGGAGCTTTATGCCGTCAAGCATATCAGAAAAGGGATAGCTGTTGATTAACTGGGATTTCATTGGTAAATAAATTCTTGAAGATGTGATAAAGACATGATACCACGATAGAATTTCCCGCCAGTTTGTAGTGTTGGGATTTGGATATGCCAGACGCTAACAGGCGGTCGATATATTCTTCCGGCACGTCCATAAGGCGGTAGCACTCGCGTGGGGTCAGCTTGCGTATGCGAAAGCGCGTCTGCGTTCCGTACTCCTGCGCCACATGGTCTACGGCTCGCTTGATGATGCGCGTTTCTGGGTCAGACATATCAAGTTCGCCGTCGCCACGTTCCACGACAAGATGGGGCGATTTATAGTCAGTGCTGAGAAGCGTGGGCGAGGATTCAGCCGATGGCTGCAATCTGCCGTAATTCTTCCGTGGGTCAGCCATAACCATAGGGGTATCTCCGTCGGGCAGCTTTACAAAATTGTTCTGCTCCCATGCGCTTGTTGTGATGGCCGGCGACACATCGCCCACGTCGCCGCCGGGTCTATTCCACGGCATAAGACTGATGATTGACGGGTCTTCGCCCTCAAGTATCATAGAGTCTTTCTGGACGGTTGTAAGGGCGTTGGCTACATCGTCGCCAATCTCAAGTTCCTGATGGTAATCCGCACCCTTGCCGCGACCACGCATGGCGCATGACTTGGGGTTGGCTTCTTTTGGCAGCCCTTTGTCGAAGTTTAGGATTCCGTCTTCTATCTGGCGTTTCATTTCTTCTGTTGGGTTTTCGATTGTAAGGATGCCGGTCATAGGGAAATTGCCATCAATCAGATTGCTTGCGCACATTGCGCCGTAGCGTGTCGTGATTGTGTAGGCTAATCCCTCGTCGGCTGTATTGAAAGGTATCTGTTCCATAGCGAGGATAAGGGGCATTGAGTTGCCGCCTGTTGGCGTTGTAAGCGTAGGCGAGATGCCGCTGGGGTCATAAACCCTGCCGTTGGTAGGATTCTTTTCCTTGTCGTATATCTGCGCCACCTGTATAAGCTGATTCATGTCGTTGTCGGTTGTTTCTTCAAGAATAAGTGCCGGATAACCGTGATTGAGCATAATCGTGGGCGATATTCCGTCCGGGTCGTAGATGTTACCTACATTGTGACCCGACGGCATTACATTGCCTATGATTTTAAGCTCTGGGGCGGTTTTATCTTTATTCATTTTCTGAATTGTTGTTTTGCGATTCCATGATGTAGGGATGCCATCCGGTTGTCAGTGCTGTGGCTATTCCGTTACTGTCATAAACTCTATCCGCGATACTTGGCTGCTTGCCATTCTCATCCTTTGAATTTATGCAGATTGTCCGGGGGGGGGGGTATTTTCAACAAGCACTTTGGGGCAGTTTCCGTGTCCTGACGTATGTGTCGGCGCAATGCCGTCTGCGTCCACGATTTTGCCGTCTTGCGAGTTGTTGATTTTACCAACCACAATGATGCCGTCTTCGTCATTCTTGGATGTAGGTATCGGTTTCACGTTGTCCGTAGTTCCCGGTGATGGTTCCGCAATACCCCCCCCGTTTTGGAAGTTCGGCTTGAAGCCACAACCCTCAGCTTGCTTACGCTCGCAATGGTCTATGATTGCCTGAATCTTAGCATCAGACAGATAGTAGCTTTCATCTACATTCGTTTCCAATACGTGCTTGAGGCGGCGGTCTAACTTGAAGGGTTTGGGGAAATAGTAAATAGCCTCGCCGTGGATGCTGACCATGAAGACGCGCTCGCGGTTCTGCGGTACGCCATAATCTTTTGAGTTCAGCACTTGATAATAGTTCGTGTAACCGAGGCTTTCCAGATACATCGCCCATCGCTTGAAATCCGGCATGAATTTGTCGCTTACAAGAGCCTTGACGTTTTCCATCAAGAGGTATTTGGGGTATTTGGTTTCGATTGCCCTTGCGCACTCCCATAGAAGCGATGACCTTGTGCCAGACCCCTCGGCGAGTCCTTTCTGTAAACCGGCATTGCTGATGTCGGTACAAGGGAAGCTGTATGTGAACAGATTGAAATCCGGCACATTCGCCCAGTTGATTTTGCAGATGTCGCCATAGTTCGGGTAGCGGTCGATAAGTTCCTGCGGAGGCTCGTACCCCCCCCTAATGGCAGTTTCCACATCGCCGACTGTGCGGCAACGTGACAGCAACTCGGCATCGCGGGCTGCGTAGTAAGCCTTGATTGCGGTAGCATCGATTTCGGATATTCCGACAACCGTATAGTCAAGCCCAATGTCTTGCTTGAGGCGTTCAAGAGCCATCGACTGACTGCCGTAACCGGCAAAGGCTTCAAAGACTGTTATCTTTTCCATATTGGTCATTATTGAATAATTCGTATTGTGTCAGCACGACATTGCCGCGTCGTTGTTCGCCCATACATTCTTGACGAAAGCGCACCTCTTGCGCCGTGTAATATTCTGGGTCAATCTCACAGCCTATGAAGTCGAAGCCCATGCGATAGGCGGCAATGCGACTACTACCGCTTCCGAGGTGGGTGTCAAGAATTAAGTCACCGGGATTGGCGAAGTTCTGAAATATCCATGCGTACAAGGCGACTGGCTTTTGTGTGGGGTGTATCCGTGTTTCCTTTACACTCTGACGCGCCGCGCTATATCTGAATATCTTTGCCGACCTGTCAAATGTAGTGAGGGCAAGCTCACACATGGCAAATGACAATGTTTCCGGCTGTTCCTTATCCCACACAATCCAGCACTTTGAATTGATGGGGATGCGGTCTATGAAATGGTTCGCTCCGAAGATGATGGCGTTCTTGCTGACGCGAAGCAACTCCGTGAAAAATTCCGCTTTTGGAGCATCCTTATCCCACGGCTTGTATGTGCGACCCTTTTCTCTCATCAGTCTGCCACTTGAGCAGATGTCTATTCCGTAAGGGCAATCACATAAAGCGATGTCAACGCTTTTGTCTGCCATTGATTTCAGTACCTCAAAGCTATCGCCGAGGATGATTTCGCTACGTGGTGTCATTCCGCAAATAGGCTTTCAGGTTGATTATTTGCCTTGGCTTTATCCCGGCGTGACTCGCGCTCTACCAATTCCGCGATGTCAAACATCGATGGTGTGGATTGATAGGTTTTGAGCAGATTCACGGCATCGGCATAAAAATCTTTCTTAATCTCAAATCCGTAGGCACGGCGACCGCAATTTCTTGCAGCAAGCAAGGTTGTGCCACTTCCGGCGCATGGGTCAATAACAACGTCGCCGGGGTCGGTGAAGATGCGGATAAGCTGTTCCAGTAAAGGCACGGATTTCTGCGTGGGATGGATTTTAGGTGTCTTGGTGTCACGGGGATAATCCATGCAGTTAAAGACCATGCGACCGCCATTATTGAATTTGGGAAGCTTTTTACGGTAAAGCAATAATCCGTATTCGCAGTTTCCTACAATCTTCATGTTAGACTTGAGTACCTGCGCTGACCAGTTCTTGCGAAAGACCAATGGGATGTAATAATTGAATCCATAGCGCGTTCCAAGCTCGATGAAATACATCATCTGTTCAAAGGCACAAAAGATAATCATACACGGTGCTTTACCCGCCTCTTTGGGTTCTTTGATAAGCAGATTTGAGCAAAAGTGCATAAATTCCGCTGGCTTGAAATTAGCATCGGTATCAAAGAATTGCGTGCCGGCGAGTTCGCTTTCGCCGTTTGCGTTATCGCCATCAACATACCACTTGGGGTTGGATGCGTAGGCGTTTATTCCGAGGTTATAAGGCACATCGGCGATGATAAGCTGCGCCTTGCAACTCAGATACCTCTTCCAATTCTGAAAGTGGTCGTTATAAAGCTCTATATTTTGCATTGTGATAATGATTTACTTGGTTTAGAAAGGTAATGGCTCGTTGGGGTCAATCGGCGTAAACGGCATGTTTGGGTCATCCGTCTGCATCTGCATGGGCGTTTGCGCGAAGTTCATCCCGGCTGGCGGTTGTGGCTGTGATGGGATTGAATCTGCATCATCTTCCCACGGCAAACCCGATGGCAGGGATGGCTGCGTTATTTCGTCCCGTTCTTTGGCTGCAATCATATCCTCCATGTCAGCCCTGAAATCCACGGCTACGCTTTCGCTTTGCTTCCACGGGATATATCGGCCATTGATGACGTTGAACTTGAATGTAGCATCGCCCGGCGCACCGAGGTGTCTGAACTTGACCTTTTCCACGCGCACAAGGGTGTAATTCTTGCTTTCGTCGCGTTCACGATGTACCACAAGACCGAAATCCGCTTTGTCAAAGAATGTCGCAGAGCCGCTGATGTCGTACATGGTAGGCACACCGCCATTTCCGTTATCCTTTTTAATCTTGGTGGGATGCGCCATAAGGATGAAAAGGAGGTCGTTCTGCTGGGCAAAAGCCGTCATTCTATTCAGAAGACGCGAGATGTATTGGGTTTCCGTTTCGCCGCCTGACTGTTCATGCTCGATTCGGTTAAATGGGTCAAGTACAAAAATTCGTATTCCCCTACGACGTACAAGGTATTTAGCCTTTGCCAGAATATTATCTATCGTTGCACCGTCTTCCGGTAATACGTGAAAGAAGTTTTCACGATAGTATTCTTTGGCGTGAGCATATTGCTGTGGAGTGATGTTTTCACCCCGGTTGTCTATGGCTTGAAATTTCTTTCCACATAGCTTTTCTATCAGCTTTACGGCATGAAGCTGAATCGGCACGTTTTCGGGCGAGAAGAATCCGACCTTGAAATCGTAAAGGATATTCAGACGAACACACATCTCATCGATAAATTCCGATTTACCGCTGCCCGGTATGCCGGTCACAATCATAAGGCGTTTGGTTTCAAGACTCATCAACGCATCAAGATTGGGATGTCCTACCATGAAGCCTTTTTGAAGACCGTTCTGATAGATGGCATCAAGCTCTTCTTCGTAATCGTCAAGCATGAACACGCCCTCAACCTTGACCTCTTTGGCGGTTTTAAGGCAGTTTTCAAGACTTTCCTTGCCGTACTTCTGGAGATGCTCGTTGGCATCCTTACAGTCATCGCCATAAGTGACAATGCGGCATCTTTCACCACCAAAACGACGTATCAGTTCATCGCGCAGCAATAAGCCCTTTGTGTCAGTATCGACGGCAATGTAGATTGTTTCCTTGTCACCAAAGAAGCCCTCTATAAAGTCATCAAGATATGACAGGTTGCTATTCGCGCCGTTGGGTACACTGACGCAGTTGTTCTTTCCGATTTCAATGAACGAAAGACAGTCCATTTCGCCCTCGGTTATGATACACTCGCTTTGTCCGACGATGCTGTCAAGATTGTAGGGAATCAGTTCCGCGCCGCTTTCAAGCATGAATTTCTTATCGCCGGTGCGATACTTCACGTTGATAAGCTCGCCGTTTAGATAGTAGTTGAACTGCACGGTGTTCATCTTCTTTCCGACCTGCGGCATGAACTGCTCACCCTCGTTAATCTTCATGCGTTCAAGCACCCATTCCGATATACCGCGACTATTGAACCATTCAACGAGTTTGCGCGACAGCGTTGTGATGGGTCGTGGCGTAGGTCTGCGATATTCCTTTTTGGGGGCATCATGCGACCTTTCGCCGACATGGATAGTTCCGCTCCAGCCGCAGTAATGGCAATGCCATACGCCCTTGCCTAAATCGACTGAAAGACTTTTATCGCGCTTGTCTTTCCGTCGGTCATGGCATTTGGGGCAGATAACTTTCATCTTGCCGCTATTGCGCCCAGCTGGGATGTCTATTCCAAAGTCGCTGTAAGCTCTCATTTTGAACCGTTACTCCTTTCTTCTTCGGCTTTAATGGATTGCCAGATTGCAGATGTATCGCGCCGTGTCGTGCCTTTTATTTCCACAAGGTTGAAAAGCTGACCTATACGGTCGATAGTCCTTGCGCCATAAAGGTCAAAGGTTTCTTTCAGCGTGTGGTTGGTAGTCACGATGTAGGGGATGTCGCTATTGTTGTCGTAGATGGTGTTTATCAAGTGCGCCACGACGTTCAGCTTGTTGCCTACATGGTTTGTGGGGGCTATTTCAGTTCCGAGTTCGTCGAGACCCATAGGGATGCTGTCAAAGACCGAGAAGCCGTTGGCGGCATATTGACCGCAGAAAGTAGGCACGTTTATCCACCGGGGTTTGATGTGTTCGCCGCTATCACGTAGCCAGTGTTTGCTGACAAACTTGATGATGGCTTTCATCAGTGTGCTTTTGCCCGTTCCGATATTACCGTAAATCCATAGACCTTTGCACGGTTTCAGGTTGCCCTCTGTATTGCGTATGCACCAGTTGAACACGTCAGTAACAATCGCCCGGTTGTCCTTGTCAACGACAAAATCGGGGCAGTAACCCTTGAGGATGTCAAAGAAGACCGCCTTAATGGTATTCAGTTCCGTCTGGCATTTGGAGGCCATATCCGGCTGAAGATATACCATTTTGTCTATAAGTTTGATTTCTTCCATTTGATTGTTCTGAATTGTCGTTACTGTATTCGATTTCCCAGCATCGGTTGTTTATCCATGTCTGGAGGTGCTTGATGTACTCTTTGGGTTTTCCGCGTGTCTGTTCGGCATAACCCTGCGCCGCTGGTAAAAGCAATGGCAGTACCTCTTGCCAATCGCGGTGCTTCTTCTTGAAGTTGGCAAACTCAGTGTCAAGACCGCGCTTCTTGCCGGGATACGCCTTGCGAAAGATTTCAAAATCTTCTTTGGCTTTTTGAAGAGTTATACTTTCTTCCTTTCTTTCATTCTCTTCATTCTTATCATTCTTTTTATTCTTATTATTCTTGTTTGTGGCTGGCTGATGTTCCTCTGATGTCGGCTTGATGTCGGGCTGATGTTCATCTGCTGGCTGTTCGATGGCGATTTGTTGGTTATTGCTTTCCGTTGCGCTTTGATAACTATCATAATTGCAGATAGTTATTATTGAATATTTGTTGGTCGTACTGCGGATTATTTCTCCAGTTTCTTCCAACTTTTTCAGGCACACACGTAATGCTCCGCGCTTGATTTTTATACTACGCATAATCCCATCTTCCGAGGTCATTACCTGACCCCGTTTTATCTCTACACCGAAGCTGTAACCGTCTTTGTGATTGGCGGTAAGGAGTAGATGAATAAAGACAGCCATCATGTTCGGCAGACCATACCACCGCCATTCCGTCATCTTGCGATAAAGGCGTATCCAACCTATTTCATTCGGATTGGGATTACACATGGCGGTAGTAGATTATGCCGGCTGATACGGTAGATAGTCGATGATTTTTACGCGCTTGATGCCGTCCAGACGCAGATTGTAACCCTGCTTGAGATACTCATTGACAAGCAACGTAGCTTCCACGGTGTTCTCGGCGCATACAAGCATGTAGTATTTGGTTTCCTTTTCCTTACCGGTTTCGTCATCAGTGAACACGTCAATGACGGTAGCCTTGAAGAAAGGCTTGTCATCTTCTTTGTCGTTGATGATTTCCCTTATATCGCTGCGTCCGATGCTGAACACGTCGATTTTCTGGTTGGGGTACAGTTCAAACATCATCTTTTCTGCCTCTGCGAATAGCTCGGCATCCATGATGTAGTGTTCCTTAACTTCTTTCTGTTCGCCGGTGTCAAGAGTCTTTTCAACCCTTAATTTTGCTTCAAAAAACATGATTAGTTCGGATTAAATGTCGTAACAAGGTCAGCGTACACGGCGTTTGCTTCACGCCGGGCAAGTTCCATATTGGTTGCTACGACTGCGTTGTTAATAATGGCATGGGTATGCGGATGCCGCAACATAAGCGTTACAAGCGCACCGCCGACCTTTACCTCGTCGCCCTTAAAATCAAGTTCCAGCTTGTCGGCATAGACCTTGAGATTAAATTGGGCAACGGGCTTCTGGTCAGTAGATTTTGAGGTGTTACGCTTCCATCTTTTGAAGAAGTTCATCATCGAAAGACCTTGAAGACGGTTACGTTATCGGGCAGTTCGGATTCTGCGCCCCATTCCTTGTAGGAGTTCGTTATGAACACGTGGTCATAAGCCTGTGCGACTTTCTTGATGCCGTCAAGCTGGATGGCGTGGGTAACAAGCAAGGATATGCTTTTAGGCGCAAGCTCACGCAGTTTAGGTGCAAGACCTAAGAATGTTCCACCCCCATCGCAAAGGTCGTCCATAAGCACTAAATCCTTGTCTTTACAGATGTCGGTTTCTTTGGTGCAGACCTCAAACGATAGCAGCTTCCCGGTTTCCGAGTCGCGTCGCTTTTCGCAGCATATTGATGGGATTGCGTGGGGTATGTGATAGCGGGCTTGTGCGCCCTCGTCCGGCAATACCGCCACTACGTCAAGTTGTAGCTCATTGGATTTAAGGATGCCGTTCATAAAGTATTCCATCGTTGCGAGTGCGCCCACAGAATTTTTTATCAGCGACATTGTGCGGTAGGAGTGCGGTTCTACGATTTGCACGTGTCGCGCCCCTATTGCGTTGATTGCATCGGCTACAATCTTCAAGGAGAATGGTCTGTTAAGGTCAAATAGACGGTCGCAGCGCATCGACATCAGGTAGCCGATAAACAGGGTATTGATTTCCATCTCCTGACGCTTGAGAATGTCGCCTAACTGCATAAGGCAGAAAAGGTCATCCGCGCACGTGATACGGCATACTATTGATACCGGCTCTTTGCGGTCAAGTGCATCAACGGTTACATGCTTTTCGCCGTCGGGAAATGTGGCTATTTTGCAGCCGGTCTGTTTGGCGAGGTCGATTATCTGCATAGCCTTTCGCGGATTTCGTTAAACGATGTTTCTTTTATCAGTTTGCCGTCTTCAAAGACAACCTCAAGGCAACCGCCGGCTTCTTGTTCCGGGGTTACGCAGTCCGTAGCGTAGTAGATGCCGTTCTGGTCTTTATCGATGCGGATAAGACCTTTCAGCGACTTCTTCATTCCACTGTCGGTTTTGGGCGATTTGAAGATTTCGCGGGGTTCGCCGTTGACCTGACACCATGTTGCTTTCATAGCGAAGCCGAGGCAGTCGCGTGTGACATACTGAAACGTGAACGAGCCAACGCCCAGTACAAGATTTGTGGCGGCAAAGCCTTTGGCTTCCAATCGGCGATATATCTCTTTCTGACGCTCACGTGTGATGCTGTCGCCGTAGATTACGCCGATATGCGGGTCAAGGACTTTGTAGCCCTTTTCATTGACTGTGCCGCCGAATATGTTCCATAGAAGCTCGTACACGCCGGTTACAGCCGCCTTGTTTTCGTCAAGCTCCTCAAAGCTCATATCGTCGATGGTTGACTGCGGCAGACCACAGATGATGTCAACCGGGTTTCCGCTGTCAGGGCGAATAACGAGGCGACCGTCACGCGCCATGATAATGTCTTTAAGACGGGGCAGATAATCCGTGACGACCTGCCATAAATCCCATGTGTCACTTACGATGCTACAAAAGCCGCTTGGATAGATTTCAGTAATGAAGCGTTTGAATGTTTCAAACTCATCTTCCTTGCCGCCGGCGCACATGACGCTATGCTCCGATGCCGGTACGGTCATTGCGATGATTTCCTTTTCCGCGTTGGCGTTGTAGTATTTTTCTACGGCTTCAATCGCCGGGAGCGTTTCACTGCCGACAAATGATGTCAGATGTCCCATACCGCTTGTGATGGCCGCTTCCAAGCCTGCCATGCCGCGCATAGAGAAGTCGTGACAAAGAAAACCGAGGTTAACATCGGGCGTGAAGCCCGTCTTTTCCGCATGACGCTCAAGCTCCTTGCGGTATAACCGGGATGATGTCGCCGAGGTCATGGGTAGCCATAATTCGCACGACATGATGGTTTCCAAGAAGTTTGTAAGCCAGAAGAATTTGGGATTGGTGTTGATGACCGTAATCATTGGCACACGTATCGGGCAGATTGACCCCTCCGGCAGTGCCTTGAGTCTGATAGGTAGATAGCCGAGTCGGTGCAGTTCGCGGATGTGTTCCGAGCCAACCTCGTTTTTACCAAGAAAGGTATCGACGCGACGCTTGAACTGCGCCACGGCAACATCTTCCGGCAGATTGAAGAAGTCGTTATTGAAGCGGTCTATAAGATATTTCTTGATGAAATACTGGATACCGAAGACCACCGCGCCATCCTTTGCGTCAGGCATGTATCCATTGCTACGCGGAGTCCAGTTCGCATACACGTATTCCGTGCCTACGGGATATTGTCTGCGATGGTCTAACTTGTAGCCGTCTGTTAAAAGTGAAGCGTTCATCTGATAATGATTGTCGGCTGCGCCGTATCGCGTTGACACGGCGCAGCCGGTAGTGATTAGAATGGGAGGTCAGGGTTTTCGCCGGGTGCGATGCTGGGCGCATTGGCTACATCTTCTGGGGTGGGAGATTGCGGTGTGAACGTGCGCGTTTCAAGGTCGCCGAGGATGTAGTTAACGCCGTCGATGCGCTCTTCCTTTTTGGGTGCGCAAGTGATGAAGTGCGTGTACGTGTGAGCAACACCGTTTTCGCTCGTAAACGTCTGGGGCTGCTTCTTTGTGATGACGGCTACGTTCAGATAGATACGTTCCTTACCGTCCTTGCACATGACTTTTCTCATCTGCGATTTGGGGATGTCAGACAGACAGATGCTGCCAGACAAAAGTGAATTGTTGTCTGCCATTGTTTATGCTCTTTTGAGTTGTGAATAATTTTCTTCGATGATTTGCTCTGCAAGTTCCACGCGCTCCATGATAAGGGCGATGGCATCTTCGTCGCGCTGGATGCGCACGATGTGGATGGGGTTTTCCACAAAGGGGCAGTACACGATGAAGTCGCAGAATTGCGCCTCAGTGCAGGCCATGTGGTTCTGACACTGATAGTAGTAGTCTGGATTGACTTTCTTGAGTGATTCGTTGTCGTGGATTTCCGCAACATACTTGCTGTATGTTGACAGTGTGGGGCATTTGATTTCTACGCATCCCATCACGTCGCCGTCGGCGGTTATTCCGTCCGGCGATGAAGCAAGATACTTGATTTGGGGATGGTGGCAGAGTCCTACCTCCTTGACCTCGCGTCCGGTTATATCGACGTACATAGCACGTGCATTTTCTTCCTGTTCAGTACCGAAGCGCATAGCCTTTGACTGCGATGTGGTCTGCTCAAGATAGAAAGTGAACATATTATCATCCTTGACGATTTCGGGGTTCAAAGAACGTTCCCCTGCAAGTTGATAAAGATATGTGAGGGCGGTGTCTGAAAACACTTTGTCCTTTGTACGGCCACTTTTCATAAGCGAGCCGACCTGACTCCCGGTTATGTAACCGAGGCGAGCGCGATACCATTCCAGTGTGCGCTGTTCCTGTGTAAAGCTGAGATTTGACATGGCTTATTAGATTTGGGGATTGGGGGCTTGCATAGGCTCGCCGTTGTCGGCGGTCTTAACTTCGCCCGTTTCTTTATCTACTGTTTCTTTGGCGGCATCTTCCGAACCCTCGGCGGGTTTCGCTGTGGGCTTCTTCGCGCCCTTTGCGGCGGCTGCGCGTGATGCCATTTCAGTAAGCCTGCTTGACTTGGCTTCCTTGCTGTTGCGATAAGGTGACATAACCTCATCAACGGTGGTATCGCCGTCTTTAAGTGACTGCTGGATGCCGAGCAAGAGGGCGATTTCATCAACACCTATCTGGTTGACGGTCTGCTTGCCGCAGAGCATGACTACCTCTTCTTCAGTGATGCCGTACTGGTCGTTGAAATACTTGATAGCACCGTCACGACGCTTGATTAGTTTCGTTTCGTCGCTAAGGTCGCCGGTGATACATTCCTGCGCAGCCTTATACACCTTGTCAGTGATGGCTTTCGGCACAACCGTGAAGATTGCGTTTCGATACGCGATAGCGTTAGCGGCGTTGCCGGTAACGGTTATCATGTCTTCCGAGAATCGCGCACCTTTTGAGGTCAGGATTGAACGGCGCACCTCAAAGGCTACGGCAAAGTTATTTTCCAAATCCCACGCCATACCACGCGAGATTACCTGTGTGCCGGTCACGTTGACTACGCGGGCTTCTGCGCGAAGATTGCCGTACTGCTGGGCGATGATTTTCGCCAAGTGTACCGATGGGCCGGTGATGGGCTTTCCACCGCGAGGGAGCGCGTAGCCGCATGTCTGGGCAGTTTCCCTATCCATCGTGGCGATGGCGATTGAGTTGTTGATGCACCGCGATAGATTGCGGGGATAAGCGCGAGCCGTGCTGACCTGAATGTCAATGTTGGCTCTTTCCGCGCTGTCGATGGTTTCGACAAGCTGTAACGGAGATGGGTCTTGAAGTCTTGCGACCTCGTAGCCTTTGATGTCTTCCATCATAATAGTTGTTGTTTATGCCGTCTTACTGCTTCCGGCCTTGCATTTGCGAAGACGACGGGACTCGAACCCGCAATGTGTCGCCTACCACACTTCCTTGTTCACTCGGCATCTCCCGGCTACGGGCTTACCCGGTGGTTGCAACCGCCGGCACGTAAGGCTAACTACTCCTTATCTGTGTTTCGCTGAACAAGTGACGCGCCTACCATTTTCGCTACGTCTTCAAGTTGCCCGGCTTATTTGGCTTCGCCGGGCGTTGGATGTTGTTTATGGCTTTCGCCAAAGGACTGCCTCTCTTGGCTTGCCCTATTTCTTTTTGCGCCGTCGATTTGACAGCTTAAACTTTTCAAGTACCTTTTCCACGTCTATCATCATCCATCGCCCATACTGACTTATGCAATCGTCAAGAAGACCGGCGGCTTTCATCCGATAGACTGTTGTTTCTGATGTTCCCAGAATTTCAGCAAGTTCACCAATGCTATTTGCATACCATCGCTCAGGCTTCTGGGGTTTTTCTTCTACTTGTTTTGTCTTTGCTTGCCATTCGCCCAACATTTCAAATAATTGTCGGGGTGTCAGCAGATGAATAGGGGTGTCAAGACCAATAGTAAATGTTCCTACATTTTCCATAATTACTGAGTACGTGTTATAATGGCGGCTACGTTAGACCGCGCATCTATATCATACCCAATAGGGTCTTCGCTGCCTTTCTTGAGTTGCGTTACAGTTGACCGTATAGAGTTTTCAGAATAGTGCCGGTAAGGTACTTTTACTGATTCCCCCACATTCAACTCTAAAAGAGCAACTTGCAATCGGTCGCCACGCTTAATTTTTCTCTGTTCCATTTGGCTTATTTCAAAAATAAGTATTAACTTTGCATCTGTAATGCCGATTAAGTATTTAATCATTGTTTTTACATTGATTGATTAAGTAGTTAATCAGTATTGACACTGCAAAAGTACAACAAAATACTGATTGAAGCAATAGTAAAATCAGTATTTAACAATCGTTAACATTATGACTGACGGAGAAAAACTTATCGAAATCCAGCAAATGACCGGATTAACGTGGAAAGACCTTGCAGATAAAGTGGGGATTGCTTCTGCGCAAACTTTTACAGACATCCGGGGAGGCCGACATGGTATAAGCATGAAACTTGCCAACAAGATTATTGAGGCATTTCCTGAGATACGCAAGGAATGGCTAATGTTTGAGAGTGGGCCGATGACGCATAAAGAAGCAGAGGGGATGATTGCAATGTTCAATTCGGTTGAAGAAATAACCGATAGCAAATCTTCTCCAGACTATATAAATGTGGGGTCTTGTTTTCCCAAAGCGGAAATAGCTATTAGGAATACAAGTGATAGCATGGCTGAGTATCCAGTAGGCTGCATACTTGTTATGAAGCGCGTAATGGATATGAAGTTGTTAATACCGGGCAATAACTACCTTATAGAAACTAATGAATTTGTTACAGTAAAAAGGTTGCAGAAAGGAAAGGATAATGCTCACATCGCTTTGTATTCTTCAAACTGTGCTACATATCCGGACGGGAAAATGATTTATGAGCCTTTTGAAATCCCCATTGATTCGGTCAGCAGGATGTTTTACGTGCTTGGCTACATCTATCCACAGGCGAATGATATAAATAAGGTGTAAGGTCTATGATAGCAATCAAGCGTAGTATATCTTTTGGTGTAGAAGTAAAGAAGAAACCGGAAACAGCGGAAAAGAAGAATAAGAAGCCGGAGGGTCGCGTAAGGTGTGTTATCGTCTGGCAGGGTCAACGTGTGCGCTTGAGTGTAAATCACAATGTCAATCCTGATAACTGGGAGAAATCAATACAACGCTGCAAGGCGAAAAGCACACATGGAAAGAATAAGACACCGGCATCAGTTATAAACAAAGACCTACAAGATATGGAGGATTTGATTAACTCCATCTTTATGCGTTTTGAAGAAGCTGACCACATACCAACAAAAGAAGAGTTTTCGGAAGCATACGACAGACAGGTTAATCCTGAAAAATACATTGAAAAAGAAAAGGAAGCTAATCCTGCCGATGAACCGCTCTTTAAGATATATGATGAATTTATTAAGGATGGTACTACAAGCGGACGATGGAGTGAGGGAACTCTGGTAAAATGTAGAACCATAAGAAAACATCTTCGCAGTATATCGCCTAAATTATCATTGAATGACATTATTAAAGGTGGAGTCAATCTTTTCATTGAGCATTTTGGGAAAGTTCTTGACAATTTCAAGAATAAAGGTCTTGCCAATACTACCATCAAGAATGATATTGCATTTGTAAAAGTATTCTTGAGATGGGCGCAGGAGCATGGCTATTGCGATGCTTCACCTTTCCTATATCAGAAAGTGAAGTTAAAAACGGCTGAGAAACCTGTCATCTTTCTTACTAAGGATGAACTGATGAAAGTGTATGATTTTGATTTCGGTCAAAAAAACTATCTTTCACAAGTCCGGGATGTTTTCTGTTTCTGCTGTTTTACGTCTTTAAGGTATTCCGATGTTTATAATCTCCGCCGGTCAAACATCACGGATACTGAAATTCATATCACCACCATCAAGACGCATGACTCTCTGACGATAGAACTTAATAGGTATTCACGCGCCATACTGGATAAGTATGCTGATATTCCATTCCCCGATGACAAGGCTTTGCCGGTTATTACCAATCAGAAGATGAATGATTACCTTAAAGAGATGGGTAAGATTTGTGGAATCGATGCGCCAATTACCATAACGAGGTATAAAGGAACAAAACGATATGACAAGACGTATAAGAAATATGAACTTCTGTCAACACACTGCGCCCGGCGTACTTTTGTCTGCAATGCCATCATGCTTGGTATTCCTACCAATATCGTGATGAAATGGACTGGTCATTCAGATTACGCAACGATGAAGCCTTACCTTGATATTGCGGATGATGTTAGACGTTCCGCTATGACCGCTTTCAACCGAATAGAAAAATTTGGGGTAGATGGTGATGAATCTGTTAAAAATAATCGTGGGGCAAAAAGCGGGGCAGAAAATTGATATTGTGTGAAAGTGTATGCAAGTTTTAATAATGGAAGAAAACAATAAATCAGTGATATGCTTCGGTGTAGAAATAAGCGCGAGAAAGTGGAAAAATGTGGTAGAGTACCTGTCTTTCCGCAAAATAAAGCTACAAGTCGTTGACTTGTAGCTTTATTTTTAGTTGCTAACCTGTATCCGACACCTCTGACATTCAACAGCTCCATTCCGGGGCAGCGGATTTTTCCGGGTCAGCGGATTTAGACCATAATCAATTTGAAAGCCGATTTATTCGTTTGGCTGTAAGATACACATGCAATGCAACTCGTTCCAAATATCGTGGCACAGGAGCCGGAGATAATGAAAAGAGCCGTATGTAACGACACTCAAATCATTAAGCTACAGCTGCAGGATACAATCATCGGATGTCGAGCAGTTTGTGGGTTTGCAGGGAGAGCCGCCACTGCGGGTTGGCTTTCAGGCAGGCGATACACTCTTCGAGAATGAACTTGTTGCGGCACTCCACTGCCCCGCCATCATCTTCATGCAGATCACTTACGGAACAGTCACAAGGCTGCAGTGAGTAGCTGCGAGCCTCGACAGCGCTGAAACGCTCCATGCGTTCAGCGTCGTACCCGTCGGCCATATACAGCAGTTTAATTTCGTCGACACGGCCACACGCTATCCTGTCGGTCTTCGGAGAGCAGGTCACCCAGTCGACATTTCCGGGTAGCGGCAGGGTACCGTTGGTTTCCACCTGAACAAACCATCCGTTTTCGTGCAGCCGATCGACCAGAGCAGCGTCAAGCTGCATAGCCGGCTCACCGCCGGTGATCACGACATGACGCGAAGGATACGACGATATGAGCCGCACGATTTCGTCTGCATCCATCTCCCGGCCGTCGGCATGCAGGGTGTCACAGAACGGACATTTCAGATTGCAGCCCGAGAAACGAAGGAATACAGCCGGAACGCCTGTGTGAAAACCCTCGCCCTGCAGCGAATAGAATATTTCGTTGACCTTATATGTCATAGCACACAATCGCCACAGTCGTCACGCACATAAGCCGCTACATTGCCCTCGCTCTCCTGCACGATGGTCTTGTAGCATTCAGGGATCTGCTCGGTGATCCAACGGGCTATATTCTCGGCTGTGGGGTTGAATGGCAACACATCGTTGAGATGACGGTGATCGAGCCGTCCCATGATATCCTCTTTGATGCGTGTGAAATCACACACCATACCATCGGCATTGAGCGTTTCAGCCCGACAGAACACGGTCACTATCCAGTTGTGGCCGTGGACATTGCTGCACTTGCTTTCGTAAGAGAGTTCAAGCCGGTGAGATCCCGACACTTCTATCTTTTTTGAGATATAGTACATTTTTTCGCTGTTATGATACGCTGTTGTTGTCCGAAGCCGCCGATCCGTGGCATTCTTCCGCGGCAAGAGCGGCAGCCATGCCTGCCGCAGCCCGCCTGCCGTCGCCCATGGCCAGAATGACCGTGGCACCGCCACGCACTATGTCGCCGCCGGCAAAGAGTCCGTTGACCGATGATTCCATCGACGTTTCGTCCACCTCAATCGTGCCGCGCCGGCTGACGCTGAGCCCCTCGACTGAAGACGGGATTAGCGGATTGGGAGAAACGCCCACACTCACAATAACCAGATCGACCGGTATCTCGCGGATATCGCCCTCCACCGCCACCGGAGAACGGCGTCCCGAGGCATCAGGCTCGCCAAGCTCCATGCGCTGCACGCGCATGGCTCTGACATGTCCGTTCTCATCGCCCAGATATTCCACAGGATTGAAGAGCGTCATAAACTCAACGCCCTCCTCCTTGGCATGATGCACCTCCTCAAGACGTGCCGGCATCTCGGCCTCGCTGCGACGATAGACAATGACGGCTCTCTCGGCTCCCATCCTGCGCGCCGTGCGCACAGAGTCCATCGCCGTATTGCCTCCTCCCACTATAGCCGCCGTGCGTCCGGTCAGCACAGGAGTGTCGTGTCCGTCAAGACCGGCTCCCATCAGATTGACACGGGTAAGATATTCGTTGCTGCTCATCACGCCGATCAGATTTTCACCCGGAATACCCATGAATCTCGGCAGACCGGCTCCCGACGCCACAAACAGTCCGCGGAAGCCCTGCCGGCGAAGATCTTCGACAGTCACAGTGCGAGACACTATGCAGTCTTTAACAAAAGTCACTCCGGCAGCCTCCAGAGCACGGATCTCGTCGTCGACCACGGCGTTTGGCAGACGGAATTCGGGAATACCATACTTAAGCACTCCGCCGATCTCATGCAGAGCCTCGAACACAGTGACGTCAAAGCCGCGGGCGGCCATATCGCCGGCAAACGACAATCCGGCCGGACCGCTACCGGCCACTGCCACCTTGACAGCGCCCGGCGCCGGACGCCTCGGAGGCACTGGATTTTTTCGGGCTTCCTCACGCGCACGGTCGGCGGCAAAGCGCTCCAGATAGCCTATCGCCACAGGCTGACACTTCATGCGGTGATATATGCAGCGGCTCTCGCACTGTTTCTCCTGCGGACAGACACGACCGCAGACAGCCGGAAGCGCGCTCGTCAGCCGCAACACGGCTGATGCTTCGGCAAAATCTCCGCGCTGTATATTTTTTATAAATCCGGGAATATCTATACCTACCGGACAACCGGTGACGCACTGCGGATCAGGACAGTCCATGCATCTCGTGGCTTCGACCACTGCCTGTCCCTCCGAGATGCCCAGGTTTACTTCAGCCGATCTGGACGCTACGCGGACAGCCGGATCAAGCTCGGGCATTTTCACCCGCTCGATCGCCGCCCGGTCTTTGGCGCTCATGGCGCCACGCAACTCCACTCGCCACGCAGCATCGCGTGAATTATTCTTGTCTATAGCCATCTGAGTCTGTGTTTCAAAGCATCCATGAATCAATTATACGACCGCAACCTCATCAGCATCTCATCAAAATCCACCTGATGGGCGTCAAACTCCGGCCCGTCGACACACACGAAGCGTGTGCGGCCGCCGACGGTCACCCTGCAGGCTCCGCACATGCCGGTGCCATCGACCATTATGGTGTTGAGGGAGCACATAGTCGGCACTCCGTAACGCTCCGTAAGCTTCGCCACGAACTTCATCATCACGGCAGGTCCGATGGTCACTACCTGATCGACCTTTTCACGACGGATCACATCTTCCACTCCATCGGTCACGAGTCCCTTGCGTCCGTAAGAGCCGTCGTCGGTCATCACGATCACCTCATCGCTCCACGGAGCCACCTGATCCTCAAGGATCACGAGTTCGCGCGTGCGGGCGGCCAAAACGGTAACAACCCGATTGCCGGCCTGTTTCATCGCCTTAATGATAGGCAGAAGCGGAGCAACGCCAACACCGCCTCCGCAGCACACCACCGTGCCTACATGGCCTATATGTGTCGCCTGCCCCAGAGGCCCCACCACATCGGTCAGCGAGTCACCGGGCTCGAGTGCACAGATCTTGCACGTGGACACTCCCACCTGCTGAACCACGAGCATTATTGTGCCGCGCACAGGGTCGGCATCGGCTATAGTCAGCGGTATCCGTTCGCCTCCCTCACCGCAACGCACTATCACGAAGTGTCCCGGACGGCGCGAGCGGGCTATCTGCGGAGCCTCAACTATGAGCTTCACCACATTTTCGGAGAAGTGTTCCTTTTCGAGTATTGTGAACATCGGTCAGATCTGTTGATTGATAAGTAACTCTTAGAGTATGTTTACTTTTAACTTTATGAAATCTTTATAGCTCTTTTCGACCAATTTTAAGCTTTTGTTCAGTCATTATGGAACCCCATAACTCCTTCACAAAATCTAAAAATTGACTCGAACATATTC